CAGGGGCTATAACCGGTAATATTAGATTTATATCTGCGACCACCATAGCAATTGGATCTATAGTTTATGTTCAAACGCCACAATTCGAAAAGAACCCAGTCGCAACCAGTTATATACCAACAGGTGCAGCAGCAGTAACTCGTGGCAGCGAATCTCTCAATCTGCAAGCTTCAGGAAACTGTGGATTTAGAATTACCGGGGATCTATTCAACAGAACTGTAAGCATGACGCTGGCAATAAATAAAATGGGCCTTCAATCTGGAAGCTATCATTCCGCAATTGCTACGTCTGGTGCATCTAACGATATTATTTGTAGGGTTCTTGCAGATGACATTCGTGCGTACCGGGGGGCGGGTGGCCCTACAATATCTACTACTTACCCTATGCCGCAGAAGGTTTTAACTCAGACACTGGATGACACAAACAAAATGACCTTGTATTTGGATGGTTTCAGCAACTCCAGTACAAGCGCGCCAGTTAGTCCATCCGGAATACCTACCAACATCACCCTGGGGGCAAACCCCGCTGTCGTTTATCACGTCCGCAATTTCCGTATCTGGCACCGCGTCCTTACCCCTAACCAAATTAACGGACTCCGCTGATGAGAGATTTATACCTGCGCTTTTCTGACGCGACTGACATGCGTCAGGCATTAATCACTTTTGGTTTTCAGGATAACGAAGAGCAGGGCGGTTTATATCACCCTGGAATCTGCATTGACGTCGTAGGCGTTATTTCGACGACTGTCGGTGAAGAGGAGCCTTTCGAATATATAACCGAACCGGGCTACCACGTAAATTTGCGCGTAGTGGATGAGGCTCTGGATTTAGCCGGTTTGGATAGCTTCACCGTCACCCCAAAAACACCTACTCGCGTCTGGGCCTGATTATGGACGACAACGTAACTCTGCGGGTCAATGGTAAGGAGTGGGGCGGCTGGACCTCAGTCAGGATCGGCGCGGGCGTAGAACGACTGGCCCGTGATTTCAGCGTCGAAATTACCCGGCAGTGGCCCGGTGAGAACGGCGATTCTCTCCGGCCAAAAGTAAAAGGTGGTGACCGGGTAGAGGTTTTGATTGGGACTGATTTGGTCATCACTGGCTGGGTGGAGGCTACCCCCGTTCGCTACGACGCCCGCTCTGTTAGCGTTGGCATCAGTGGGCGAAGCCTGACAGCAGACCTGATCGACTGTGCAGCAGAACCGACACAGTTCAACGGGCGGTCGCTGGTTCAGGTGGCCGCCGCGCTGGCAAAACCATTTGGTATTGAAGTCGTAAATTCCGGCGCGCCCGCTGACGTTATTCCGGGTGTGCAGCCGGATCACGGCGAAACGGTAATTGAGGTGCTGAATAAGATGCTGGGCCAGCAGCAGGCGCTGGCCTATGACGATCCAAAGGGACGGCTGGTGATTGGTGGGGTAGGGTCGACGCGGGCGCATACCGCGCTCGTTCTCGGGCAGAACATCCTTTCCTGCGATACCGAAAAAAGCATCAGGGACCGTTTTTCAACGTATCAGGTATCCGGGCAGCGCGCCGGGAATGATGATGATTTCGGTGCGGCCACCACAACCGCTCTTCGGGCAAAAACGGAAGACGCCGGGATCGGGCGGTACCGGCCAATGGCTGTTCAGCAGACAGGGCAGGCGACGGGGGCCAGTTGTATTGCACGGGCTGATTTCGAAGCGCGTCAGCGCGCCGCACGAACTGACGAAACTACCTACACGGTATGGGGATGGCGCCAGGGTGATGGCTCCCTCTGGCAACCTAACCAGCGTGTAATCGTCTTTGACCCGGTGTGTGGGTTTAACAATCGTGAGCTGCTGATTTCTGAGGTGTCGTTTACCAAAGGCAGCAACGGCACCATCACCGAATTGCGCGTCGGGCCGACTGATGCGTATCTGCCGGAACCTGCCGATCCTAAACAGCGGAAGAAGAAAAAAGCTGCGGAGGCCCCTTTCTGATGGCTAATTTTCAACAACTACAGCGGCAGCTGCTTAACCTGATTTGTCGAGCGTTAAGCCTGGTTCTAAATGTCAGGCCGTGGATGTCGAACTGCTGGCGGGTGAACAAAAAGGCGGCATTGAGCACCTTGAGCCTTACGGGTTTACCTCACACGCGAAGGCGGGTGCTGAAGCTCTGGTTCTGTTTCCTGACGCCGATCGCTCGCATGCTGTAGCGGTCACGGTGTCTGATCGCCGCTATCGCATCCGGTCCCTTAAGCCCGGTGAGGTCGCTATCTACGACGATCTGGGGCAGTCGGTCACACTGACGCGAACCGGTATTGTCGTCGACGGTGCCGGAAAGCCCATCACCTTCCGGAACGCGCCGAAAGCCCGGTTCGAAATGGATATCGAATCGACAGGCCAGATCAAAGACCATTGCGACACAACCGGCGTCACGATGGCGGCGATGCGTCTTGCCTACAACGGCCATAAACACAAAGAAAGCGGTAACAACACAGAAGGGCCGGACAAACAAATGGGGACGTAAATATGGATCTGTTGCTAACCGTAAATGGGGTAAGCGTTTCAGCAAACGCCCAACTGGATTTACTCACCCGCTCAGTTGTGATTTCTCTTTTCACCTGGCGCCGCGCGCAGCCGGATGACACCGCCGACCAGCCCAATGGGTGGTGGGGCGATACCTGGCCAGCTGTTCAGAACGACCGGTACGGCTCACGGCTCTGGCTGCTTCAGCGTCAGAAGCTGACGAACCAGACCGTGCTGGTCGCCCGAACCTATATCACCGAAGCGCTGCAGTGGATGATTGACGACGGCGTTGTATCAAAGATTGACCTCCTCATTCAGCGTACCGGCATTAACGAACTGGGTAACAGCATCACGCTGTGGCGTTACAACCACCCCACGACGATTTCTTTTGACGATCTATGGAGTGCGATCACTAATGGCTGACAACGAATTCCAGCGCCCGACGCTGGCAGAAAATATCAGCATGCTACGCACCGACCTCTTTTCCCGCCTGGACGTGAGCGACACCATCAGGCGTATGGATGAAGACGTGAGGGCGAAAGTGTATGCGGCCGCGCTGCATACCGTGTACGGCTATATCGATTACCTGGCGCTGAATATGCTGCCGGATAAGTGTGATGAAGCCTGGCTGGAAAGGCATGCGGCCATGAAGCGCTGCCCCCGTAAAAGCCCAACAGCATCAGCAGGGTTTATGCGCTGGGATGGCGTGACAAACGGCATTACGCTTAAGGCCGGAGCGGTGATTCAACGCGACGACCTGATCCAGTACACAACCACGGCAGACGCGATCAGCGCGGGCGGCGTATTGCGCGCGCCAATGGTGTGCAGTGTTTCAGGCTTCACTGGCGAAATTGACGATGGCACAGCTCTTTATCTGGTGACGCCTGTGAATGGACTGCCGTCGGCGGGCGTGGCCGACTCTGTTGCCGGGGGATTCGACATTGAGGAGCTGGAGACCTGGCGCGCCCGTGTTCTTGAGCGATATTACTGGACCCCGATGGGCGGCGCCGACGGGGATTACATCGTCTGGGCCAAAGAGGTTCAGGGCATCACCCGGGCCTGGACTTACAGGCACTGGATGGGGGCTGGGACCGTCGGGGTTATGGTGGCCAGTGACGATCCGATTAACCCTATCCCAAGTGCTGCAACGGTGGCTGCTGCGAAAGCACATATCGCTCCTCTGGCCCCTGTTGCAGGCGCTGACCTTTATCCGTTCGCACCCGTCGCACATAACATCGATTTCAGAATACGGCTGACGCCGGATAACGCAGCAGTCAGAGCTGCAGTAACCGCAGAGTTGCGCTCGTTTCTGTTGAGAGATGGCTATCCGGAAGGGGAACTGGATATCTCCAGGATGAACGAGGCCATTTCCATCGCCGCAGGTGAGCACAGCCATGTACTGGTCGCGCCGACAGCCAATATTACAATCGCGAAAAATGAACTGGCCATACTGGGGACACTGTTATGGACGTGACTGATGGCGATTATATCAATCTGCTATCCGCCCTGTTGCCACCAGGCCCCGCCTGGTCAGTGGAGGATCCTGCGATTAGTGGGGCGGCCCCATCATTACGACGGGTTCACCAGCGCGGAGACGACTTAATGCTGGAGGTTGACCCGCGCACAACTACAGAGCTGATCAGCCGCTGGGAAACATGCTGCGGGCTTCCGGATGAGTGCATACCCACCGGAACACAGACCCTGCTGCAGCGCCAAAAGCGTCTGGACGCAAAGGTAAACTTAACCGGTGGCATCAACGAGGATTTTTACCTCGGGCAGCTCGCCGCGCTGGGAAAGCCGGGAGCGACTATCACCCGCTATAACAAGGGGCCGTTTAAATGCACGTCCGCTTGTACTGAAGCTGTTTACTCCACCGAATGGCGTTATTACTGGCAGGTCAATATGCCAGCCTCTACGGATGCCACCTGGATGACCTGCACAGACGATTGCGATACCCCCGTTCGTTACTGGGGTGACACAGTCGCCGAATGCGTCATCAACAAACTTTGCCCTTCTCATACCTACGTAATTTTCAAATATCCGTAAACGGAGAAACTATGCACCGTATCGATACACCAACTGCGCAGAAGGATAAGTTCGGCGTGGGCAAGAATGGTTTTACACGCGGTAATCCGCAAACTGGCACGCCAGCAACGGACCTTGATGATGATTATTTCGACATGCTCCAGGAGGAGCTGGCCGGAGTAGTTGAGGCAACCGGTGTTGTTCTGGATAAAACAAAGCGAAACCAGTTAGTGACAGCCATCAGGGCAATAATTTTGGCGGGAGTCGCTAACGCCAGTGAAGTTACGGCCGGAACGGCAGGCAAATTGATTGATGCGGCGGGACTGAAATCCTTCCTCCCGAAGAGGGCGTTTGCAGAAAATGATTATATTCGCATTCCGGATATGCCTGGTGGGTTGATCATTCAGTGGGGGTTGGCTGCTGCTACCATAGGCGTTGCAAGTCAGAAGGCGTACCAGATCGCTTTCCCTACCGCCGCACTGCATGTATTCCTTTGCCATAACGTACCAAACGATGCCAATGGTATTGGTATTAGCGGGGCAAGAACGCAGGGCTCAGCAACGCTATTTGATTACCTTATTCAGGGTATTAAGGTAAGCGGCACCTCAGTCACTGCCACAGCGTCTGGCGCAGCAGCGATTTCTATGCACTATCTGGCTATCGGGTACTAACTATGAAAACTATTTTTTTTAGCGCCGCAACCAAAGGGTTTTATCCAGAGGAGCTGAGAGACAGCTATGAGGCGGGAGCGGGATGGCCAGTTGATGCTATTGAGGTGACGGCAGAGCAGTGGCGAGAGTTTACCGGGATTCAACCGGCAGGAATGCGTCTGGGAGCTGATGAAAATGGATATCCGGTTTGGGTGCCATTACCACTGCCTACTCATGATGAGCTGGTTGCGATGGCTGAGGTGGAAAAGCAGCAGCTCATTGATCTCGCAAACTCATACATGAACAGCAAGCAGTGGCCAGGCAAGGCCGCTATCGGGCGCCTGAAAGGTGACGATCTGGCGAGTTATAATTTGTGGGTGGATTATCTGGATGCCTTGTGGGCGGTGGATGTATCAAACCCCGTTGAAATCGAGTGGCCACCACAGCCCGCAATGTAAACCTCCTTGATCTGCACTCACATTAAAACTACTGTATATAAAAACAGTGAAAGGGAGTGCAGATCATGCCCCGCGCATACGAAATTCACGCCGCATTTGTGGCCGCCATTCAGCTCAACCCCAAAGGCTACCGGTGGTTACGCACAGCCGACTTCATCCACGAACTGGCGAAGGTACACTGGCATTTCAGCCAGAGCGACGCTAACGAGTGGATAGAGCGCTATCAGCCCGATTTCGCCGACAAGACTACAGACCTGAGCGAGAACCGTCTGTGGATCCTGCGCAATATGGGGAGGGTTCACTAATGGGCTTCGCCTCACCAGCTACCGACTATATAGAGCAGCGGGTTACGCCAGCCAGTGTCTGCATGACTCCCGACAGTCGTATCCTCGAAACGTCTGCAGGCTACGCGATCATCGTACCGGTCACGCGGCCAAAACAAGGTGATGCTTTGCTGATCCTCAGCGGCGGCCGCACGCAGTTTGCAATGCTCATGGGGCAGTCACTGATTTGCGGTGACGGCGAAGCGATCGAGGGAATGGCGCTGGAAGATATCGAAGTGCTCGGGCGAGTGACGCACTTTATCACGCGGCACTATAACGATGACAGGGCAGTGTAAGAAGCGGAACGAAGAAGCTGCAGAGGACGTTATCTCATAAAAAAAAGCCCGCATTAGCGGGCCTTTTTATCACTCAGGAGCCGCGGCGCCTTTGCGTATCTTTTTTTGTCACGTTACTGTCTGGTCAGTGTCCTACCGTGACGGCTAACTTCCTGTTTTCTAAGGTGCTGTCCTTGCACTGTCCAATTAAAATTGGTGGAGCTGGCGGGAGTTGAACCCGCGTCCGAAATTTCTACATCCTCGGTACTACATGCTTAGTCAGTCTTTACATTCGCACGCCAGCTGCGGACAGACACGCCACTGACGAACTAGCCTGATTAGTTTTAGCACT